AGTTTCCTCCAAATATGTTTGTTGCTGAATATGCTAGCCGTCCACCCTTGGCTAAAATATTCTATGAAGATATATTAATGGCTGCAAAGTTCTATGGTTACCCTGTTCTGATAGAGAATAACAAATACGGTATTGCAAGATACTTTGAGACAAGAGGTTATGATCATTATCTTTTAGATAGGCCTGAACATTTAGGTTCTGGATTTGGATCAAAAACAAAAACAAAAGGAATACCCTCTAACTCCCAGGAGATAATACAGGCTCATGCTCAAGCAATAGAAGCGTATATACATTCTCATGTAGGTCTTAATGAAGAGTCTATTGAAATGGGACGTATGCCTTTTCAAAGAACATTAGAGGATTGGATAAACTATAGGATTGATGATCGAACAAAGTTTGACTTAACAATCTCTAGCGGTCTTGCGTTACTGGCAGCGCAGGGAAACATAAAGCCAGTGGTAAAAACAAACTACAACGATAAGAAGTGGTTTAGAACAGGTAAAGTAATTTTAAGATGAAAAGCGAACCAATATATTACATGATATTAGAAGTAGGATATAGAAAATTTTATCCTAAAAAAAAGAAACAACTTCCATATACATTAAGCAAACAATGGTGTGTGTCTAAGTATGATGATCCTCAAGATATTATGATAAATGCAACTCATTCTATGACCTCACTTAAACAAAGACTATTTGCTAAAACCTATAAGGGCCAGAGTCAGATTAAAATAAATAAGGTGCTTTCAAAGAAAGAAGTGGGTCAAACAGCCATTGATTAAAAGGCACTTACATCGCCGCCTCTCTCGACGGCTAGTATTTAACTTATATTTGCATAAGTTAACTATATACCATCTTTTTATAGATCTATGTCACAAAGTCGTCCAGCAAATGGTTATTCAACATTTCCAGATGCTCTAGCACCAACCGAAGAAAAACTCACGCAGGCTTACGGACTTGCTTGGGCAAAGGCCATTTACGCACAGTGGATGGGAAGCGACAGCACTAACAATCTTTACGGAAAGAGGTTCAATTCATTTGAGACATCGAGGGCTTATGCAAACGGAACTCAAGACACACAGATATACCGACAAATATTAAACTCCATCAATGCAAATAATGGAGACGGCACACTGTTAACATTGGACTACACTCCTGTACCTATTGTTCCTAAGTTCGCTAAAATTGTTGTAAATAAAATATTGTCGAAAAAGCCCTACCCCCAGGTAGAGGCGGTAGACCCGTTATCTCAATCGGAAAAAGACATTAAGAAAAAACGAACAATAGTTCGTATTGAGAATATTGATTTATTAAGAGATGCCAAACAATCCGGATTAGAAACCGATGTAGATCCTGATGATTTGCCACAAACGAAAGAAGAGACAGAGATATTCTTAGACACCAATGTAAAAACAGACGCTGAGGTTTCCGCACAACTTGCGGCTCAACTTACTTTAACCTGGAACGATTTTGATGAAAAGATTTTTCGTCGCTCTGTAGAGGACTTAGTTACTTGCGGAGTAGCCGTAGTTAAAAGAGAGAATGATCCTAACTATGGTATTAAAACTAATTATGTTGATCCAGCATATTTTTTACACTCTTACACTACTGATCCAAACTTAGACGATCTTGTTTATGCTGGAGACATTAAAAGAATTAGTATCTCTGAATTAAAAAGAACCGCTGGCAGTCAATTTACTGAGGCTCAGTATAAAGAGATAGCAAAAACTGTAATGAACAAGTATGGTAACGACCCTAATGCTTTTATGAGCACCTGGTATGACAATGCTGCAAATCAAAACAGATATGGATACGATGAGTTCTCTGTTCAAATTTTAGAATTTGAGTATAAGTCTGTGGATAGCATGGTCTATGAAAATAAAGAGTCTCGTTTTGGAAATGCTGGTTTTTACTATAAGGGAAATAGTTATGAAGCACCAAGAGAGTCTGTGTATGATCGCAAACCAGTGTTTATGAATAACGAAACCGTTTATGGTGGGAAGTATGTGCTAGGTACTGATTATTTGTATGATTACGGTCAAAAGAAAAATGTCCCAAAGAATTTATATGACATTGCTAAAGCAAGACTTTCGTATTCGATGATCGCATTAAACATGCGAGATATGATGCCTAAGTCTTTAGTTTCCAGTGTAATAGGTTTTGCTGACATGCTTCAGATTACTCATCTAAAAATTCAACAGTCAATTGCTAAAGCAAAACCAGATGGTTTGGTTATAGATATAGAAGGATTGGAGAATGTTCAGTTAGGAAGAGGGGGAGAACTTCAACCTTTAGAGATTCAAGACATATACGAACAGACTGGTGTTTTTTATTATAGATCTAAAAACCCGGAAGGTGGATTTCAAAATCCTCCGGTAAGAGAGATCGGTAATCAAATAAGAAACATATCCGAGTTAGTAAATATTTATAATCATTATTTAGCAATGATTAGAGATGCAACAGGAATCAATGAAGTTATGGACGGCTCCTCTCCTAAAGGAGATGTCTTAGTGGGCGTTCAACAGCAAGCATTGGCCGCAGGCAATAACGCACTATATGACATTCAAAACGCTGCAATGGTTTTATTTAGAAGAGTGGTTGAAGATATTGTGAAGTGTGTTCAAATTATTCCAGACAAAAGTGTTCTTTATAAAATGTATGAGAACGCCATTGGTGAAACCAATATGGCGGTTCTTTCTTCTTTTAAGAAGTTATCAATGTATAATTTTGGAGTAAAAGTTATTACTGAAATGGCTGATGCCGACCGAGCGTACCTAGAGCAAAGTTTAAATGTAGCATTGCAGAGCGGTCAGTTAGACTTAACAGACATACAAGCAATAAGACAATTAAAAGATCCAGACCAAGCAGAAAGATTGATGTCTGTTCGAATTGCCAAGAGAAGAGATTCTAAAATGCAAGAGCAACAGATGCAGGCGCAAATGACAGCGCAGTCAAACATTCAATCTACTCAAGCGGCAGCGCAGGCAGAGATCCAAAAGAAACAGGTCGAATTAGACCTTGATATTAAAAAGGCTTCCATTGATGCGGAAGTCAAACTAAAAGTAATGGAGGTAGAACATCTTTACGAGATGGAACTTGCAAAACTACGAGGAGAGTATTCTGTTCAGCAACAACAGATTGAAA